CTTGATAGACATCTACAATTTCAACATCATAGAAATCTGGTTTAAAATCAGTTAACTGATTAAACACAAACGCCTTGAAGCCTCTATCATTAATACTTGTTAAACTTAAAACTTCTAGGTCTCCGTGATCTTCTTCACCAATAAGCATACACCAATCTAGTGGCATCTTAATTTGGTGATCTCCAATCTTTAATACTAGTGCCGGACTATTAAAACTCTCTAAAAATATAAGTGGTATAAAGAAATAATCTGGATCTTGTGGATTTGAATTATCTAATACACCAAACCTCATATCTTCTACTTGGTCGGGGACTTCTGTCATCGGAAAACATTTATTATCTAATGTTAATATTTGACTCATTTTTTATCCTTTTATTTAAATGTAGTATAACATCTTTATTTCTCCCAGTCAACTTTTTCTACTTGGAATGGGTAATTAGCTTCTCTATAAAATGCTTTACGTTTGGTTAAATGCCTTTTGGCAAATTTACAAGTACTGGTTATGTCCCATACTTGTACAAAATCTTTATCTTCTGCTTTACGAATACCACGTCCTATCGACTGAATAACTCTAACAAAAGACTTGCCTGGCTCAAGAAGAACCAGATTAAAAATACGTGGAATATTAATGCCAACAGCGGCCACACCATATGTAGCCACGATAATTTTCCCGTCAACTTCTGCGATTTCGTCATATTCTGTTTTTCTATCTTCACCTTTTGTAACTCCTGATATGAATACTGCTTTGTCACCAAGCCTTTCTACAAGTTCATTACCAGCACTAATTCTATCAACAAGTATTAAAGTATTTCCTGACTCAGATATTTTTCCAAATAACTTTGCCATATAGTCTAATCTCTTTTTGTTTGTTAATAGATATTTTAATTCTTGCTGATAACCACCATAGTCACCAAAATCTTGTAATTGTACAACATTAACATTACAGTTTGCTAGTACACCTCTATCTTGTAATTCACTAGCTTGTATTCTTTGTGTTACATCTCCCAAACTAACCAAAAGACTCATCCATTCAAACTTTTCTTTTGGTATTGTTCCTGTTAATCCCCATCTAATAGGAACCTGTGCCATAACACCTGTCAGTAATTGTTTTAACACATCTGCTTTTGCCATATGTACTTCGTCTACCATAACACATACTACATCTTCTAAAAACTCATCAATAGGTATTAATGCTTCACTGTTTTTAGTTTTCTTTAGTAGTATGTTTAAACTTTGCCAGGTACAAATGGTGTGTGTTTTACCAAACTCTTTTCTATCGCCAAAGAACACACCAACATCAAGACCCATATTAATATAATCTTCTTCTGTTTGTGTTACTAATGATTTATTAGGTACAATTACAATACTTCTACCATATGGTTCTATCTTTTGACTTAATACTGCCGTTATTAAAGTCTTACCAGCACCTGTGGCAATTTCTTGTATGCTTTGTGGGTTTTCTAAAAACTTATTAATTGTATCTACTTGATAATCTCGTAATACAATTGGTTCGCCTGCCATAGGATGTTTTTCAGGCCATGTCTTGTTACTATATGATTGTTCTTCAACTTTCTCAAATTGAAAATTAGTTCTATATTCTCTTTGATCGTTTAACTCTATATCATAATTTAATTCATCTAGTACAGGAATAATATCTGGTAACAAATTAGTAAACGAAGAACCACCTAGCTGAAAAAATCCTATCTTGCCGTCCCACCTACCTAATCGTACTGCTGGTAGATACCTAGCATAAGGAACTTCAAATTTAAATTTGTTAGTTAGCTTCTTACGAGCATTTAAATCTAACCCTTCAAACTTGACGTTTACTTCGTCTTTAATATGTAATATACATTTACTCATTAAAATAATTCATCACTATCTATTATTTTCTCTTCATCTGATTGTGGCCTTGTTTCAATAACTTTATTAGACATCCATACATTCCTTTTACTAAACATACCTTGCCCTATTGTTACATCAGCAACAAAGTTCCAATCTGTATTTTGTAATCTACTCATTCTATCAGTTATTAAAACCTTTGTATCCTTATCTGGCTTTTCAACAACATCATCTGTTACGTTATCAAATGCTGACGACTTGCCGTTAATACATAAACCTTTAGCAGAACCAAATTTGTTCTTATACATTCTTACAATCTTTTCTACTTCTTTTACATTAGATTGAGAATGACTCGACATACCTACTGCTATTTTTTCATATCCTAAACCCAGACAAGCAAAAATAATAGTAGCACAATCGTGGTCAACAACAACACGATTATTTTCTAATATCGTTCTTTCTATTGTAGTAAAATTATACTTGGTTAAAACGTCTTTGTCAAGCTCAATACCCAACAATCCACAATTTTTAATTTGAGATAATACAGATTGTCCTTTAATATTATTGTCCCAATACTCTTGTAACGACTCTGGAGCATTGACTAAAGTTAAAAAGGATTCATTACATAATTCCGATTCTGTAATTTTAGCATAAGGAATATATTTTAGTCTATTATCTAAAATTTTTCTAATCTCTTTTTGATACTGCTCTATTTCTTCTGATATTTCGAAGCCATTATTATATGACCAGTTATATAACATAACAAAATTACTTTCGTTATTATTAATGTACCAAACTTTTTCCTCTGGCACCCAACGAGAAGTTCCGTTATGGAATAATTTTTCGTCACGTAAAAAAGTATTTACATCCTTAATCATATCTTGATTATAAGGGAATTTTAAATAGATAAAATCTTCATCCATTGTCATCTTTTTTGTACGATCTACTTTTCTTTCAGCCTGACTAAAAACTGGTTCTTTAGCAATCTGTGTTACGTCAATTCCTATACGTCTAAACTGCTTACGATACTTGTCTGTTAGTTTAACTGCTAGTTCACGTTGCCTACTAGTCATACCTTGTTTATTGCTAATAAACGAACTCACATTATTAATAAAGTTCACGTCATACCTTGCTAGTTTAATATATGATCCAATACGAATACCTTTAACTTTAGGTATAACAGGAGGCTCAGTATAGCCTGCCATTATTTCTATACAGTACTCAATGTTTTCAGGTAATTTTAAACTCATAGAAACCCCTATGTTATTTAATTCTCTAAATTGCTCGTTTTAAAAAAAAGGGAGAGTTATTTGTGGAACAACTCTCCCAGGTGCTTGGTAAGGAGCAACTATACCCGTTTCATACAGGTTGATACAGCCAAGCTCTGCCACTTCTCTGAGATCTTTTTAAGGTCTCCCACTTTAAGAGCGGTCCTTAAACTCATCTCACGAAGTCTGTTTCGGTTTTCGTAAACAAAAGCAAGAATTTCATCTTCATCTTCTTTCTTAAAACCGTATCCTTCAAACAAATCACCTTTGTCAGCAATCTGTTTAATTCTAAGATACTTGTCTCTCATTGTATCAAGAGTAAGATCTAAATAGTGACATCTTGACATAAGTGCCTCTAGGTGATCTTGTAGTTTCTTAGATTTAACATTTTCAAACTTAATGTTCGTAATAAAACAAGCTGAACCTTTAAATTCAAACTCGTTTGGAATACCTTCTGCTCTAAGTTTGGCACTATCGGCACTCCACATTAGTTTACGTTTCTTACCACTATCTAAAGCGGCCTTTAAAATGTTCAAAGCCAAGTCATCTAGTAATACAGAGTCACAGTCATCAAACACAATAACATTACCTGGATCACTATATTCGTAAAGTTTAGCATAAAGTCCTAAGGCCGTCATAGCACCTTTAACTACTTCATACTTTCTTTTACCATTAGCTAGATCATCAAATAAGCTATGATCATCTAGTGTCTGTTCAACACCGTATGATTTACCAACCCCTGGAGGGCCTGTAACAATCAAAGCACGGATGTCGCCATTTTTTAGACTGGCCGCCATTTCGTTTAAAATTTCGAAACGTTCATCAATTTCTTTAATTCGTTTCTCGTCATCTTCTTGTGAACTTGGTGAACCATCATCTGTATCACCGTGTCCTAAAGAATCACATTGTTTAAAATAATCCTGCTCATCTTCGATAAATTCAAAACCACTTGGCTTAACTGTAACCCTAATTTTACTAAAATCAGGACCAAATACTTTTGAACCATCAACAGTAAGGAACATACCCTTCTTTCCAGAAGTCATATTCTTTATGAGTGGGAAAATGATGTTCTCAACAGGTTTGTTTCTGTAAGAACCTTTCTTGATATTAACATATGACATATAGTTACTCCTTTTTCATTGTCTATTGTTTTTTTAACTTACTCTACTATTATAGCATCTTTAGACCTGTTGTCAACCATTTTGACGTCTTTTTTTCACTTGTAAATCCTTGATTTTATTAGGTTTTTAATCTTTTTTCCGCCTCAAGCCATTTAAGCCAGTCTTTTTGGGCTGATTTAAATGACGATTTCCAGTCGTTTTTGGAGTTTTCGTTAGCATTATCTGAAACATATTTAAAACAACGAAACTTTACCCCCATTTTAGCACATACAACGGCTAAAGCATAGGCTTCCATATCTACTAAATCTACATTAGCATATTCAAACCAAGGATCATCTTCACTTACAAAGCTATCTCCTGTACCTAAAGTTATGCTTGAATTTGAATGTAACATAATAGCATGGTCGATTCCACTTGCTTCTTGATATGGTGTAACGCCACGTGGTTCTAATGGTTCAGTTATCATATCACGTTGTAAAATAACGTCTACTTCTACTAATCCTGAACACTTTCCGTTTACTGATCCTGCTGTTCCAAAGTTAATAACTTCTTTTGGTGGTTCATCATGACTCAGCATAAGTTTTTTAGTTAGCTCGTATGTGGCATTAATTTTTCCTACGCCAGTATATACTACATCAAACCCAGCCGGAACGGCAGAGTTTGGAAATTCATCTTGTAATGCTATAGCTAATAATGTTGTCAATCTGTATCTCCTTATAAATAACTTTGTTATTGTAACACAAACTGTAGGTTGTGTCAAGCCAATAATACACTCACCCATTATATACCCAGATAAATATTGTAAAGGAAATCACCACATGGAACTAGACGGAAAACAAATTCCTATGCCAGGGGACTTTGGCATTAATCCCTTAGACGATCAAGATACATACGACTGGATTAGAGATAACAGTCACCCTAAAAAAGAACATTTCGGATTTGGTTTACCATGGCTTATGCTAGACTTTCCTACTTGGCCACATAAAGAGATGGCCGAAGAAGCAAAACAGCTAGATAAAAAAGGTTTAATACCAACATACAATGATGGTAGTAATCAAGGCTGGTCTGCTGTAGCACTTTATGGGTTAAGTTCCGACTCTACATTACCACCAGAAGAATATGGCTATGCTAACTACAACGAAGCAAGAGCCGCCGGAGCATTAAAGTGGACAGAGATAGCAGACGAATGTCCTATTACAGCAAACTTTTTTAAAAACGATTTCAATTATAAAAGATATAACAGAATTAGATTTATGGTGTTAAGACCAGGCGGTGTTATTCGTTGGCACAATGATGTTCCAGAAGGCGAAGATCCTACATTTGATTTAGGTGTTGTTAATATTAGTTTAACAAATCCTAATAAGTGTTTCTTCCATATGGGTCAATGGGGTAACATTCCAATTACAGACGGATGTATGTGGTTGTTTGGTAATAACCACTATCATACAGTTATTAATATGAGTAATGAAACTAGATATCATATGATTGCTAGTGGAACACCAGATGAAAGATTTTGGGCACCTGTAACTGCTAAAAGTTTTAGACGCCAATGGTGGGGACAATACAAGGAACAATAATGATTAGTTGGAGTTTTATAAAAAATCAAGTATCTTTAATTCATTGGGATTATAAAAAATTCTTAGATGAAAAAGTAGATACACTAGACAATGCTGGTGAGTTAGCGTCAAAACTTACTACAGCAAATCATGACGAACTAAAAGATATGTTCGCTTTTGAATATACTGGACCTGTTGTAGAATTAGGTGTTATAAAATCAATTCACAAATCAGATTCTAAATTTGCTATTATACAAACACCTGGTAGTGTAATAGCACGAGAGTTTACAATTAGAGCTATGAACTATATGGAAAAGAATCCTAACTGTAGTGTACTGTGTCATTATGTACATAAAAGTGACGACACAGGAGATAGATGGTGGGGTATTATGCCATATGTATTAGTTGTAAACTTAGAACATTTTCAAAAAGCAGGCAGACTGTTTTTTGGTAACAGACGAGATACCGCCGAAAGTGATCAAGTATTTCCAAAAGTAATTAATGATGACGGCATTTTAAAATCTGAAGGAGAAATGACTAGACAACCTGACAGTAAATTGTTCTATGGTTGGAATTGGATTAGTAAATTCTTATTACAAGGGTATGAAGTTCATATGTTTGATGATAGAATTAATCCTTTTAGACAATTTGTTTATTACGAATCAGATAAAGACATGGGCCATCATAATTGGTTAATCGAAAATATGAATGATTACATAGAGGACGGTGAAGTTGAGTTCTGAGTTTAACAAAGATTTTGATAAGTTTAAAATAGAAGGTAACGATTATCCTAATGCTCAAAGAATATTAGAATCTGTTGTAGACTTAATATTAGTAAACCCCAACGAAGAAACATCTTTTTATAGCTTAATTGTTTCCAATGTTATTAACAATATAAAGAACGTTAAAACGTTAGAAGAAGCGTTAACGTTTGAAAGCAAGTATGCTATTATTGTAGAAAACAATGCTGAGTTTAGCGAAACAATGTTTATTGAAATGTTAATCAAAAATAAACAAGAAGAAAAAGCTATTAGTACAGGAAACATTCATTTATTAAAACTAGGACAATTATTAGAAGATTGTATTACAGATAAAACACTAGAAGAACTTTCATCACAAGATAGACCCATTTGTAAAGATCTAGTAACACTACGAATACAAGAAGAAATTAGTCCGTGGGTTAATAATTTGTTTGCTTTTAATACAGAAAAATACTACAACCCTTTTAGTAAACTAAAAAATAAAAAGTTTGATCATTATGTTATGGTTGCTTCAGGTTGGTTATGGGCTTGGCAATTAACAGCAAACAAGTGGAACCCCGAAGAAGAATATTTAACACTATTTGATATTAGTAGTACAAATTTACTACACTTAAGAAACATAGTAGAGAAATGGTCTCCGTGGGACCAGTCTTTTACTGACTTCATTTTAGAAAATCCTTTAGCTAAAGAAATATTCATTTACTCAGGTTGGATTGAAGGTGATGATATAGAAGTAACCAGAAATCACTTAACTGATTTATGGAAACAAGAAATGACACGTTGGGCTTCTTTAAATCATAGTGATGACCCTGAAGTTGGTTGGGAATTGTTTTTAGACTTTTTCCGTAGATTTCAAAAAGCATCTGCTTTAGGAAAAATTTCATATGTTAATATGAATGTTATCTCAGACAATTTCTTAGCTAAAAAACTAGCTACATATACTAACGGTAGATCTTATTGGTTTATTAGTAATATCTTTACTAGCTATGCTAGTAGAATGTGGTCAGCTGGAAGTAAAGATAACGAGTTAGTTTGGTACGAAACATTTAAGAAAAGATTAAACAAAGATGATGTTGTGTTTGGAAGATTCCCTCAATACAAAAACAACATTATAGAAATGGTTAAAGAGTTAGATGTTATATAACGATTATTTTGATATAATGAGATACGAGTATTCTATTGTTTTAGAAGAAGGACTCAATGACAATACAAATTTTTTTGCTAAAATGTCTTCTTATGCTATAAGCGATCGTATATACAAAACTGTTGAAGAATGTCAAACTAAAGGATATTTTCATATTACTAGTAATAACAAAAACATTAACGAAGATTTATTAATGCTTTTGTTAAAAGAACAACATCTAAAAAAAGCATCAAAAGTAAAAAGCCCTTGTGGTACTATTACAAGTTACTATAATGAATTTACTAACAACGAAGTTACCATTGATAATAAAGAGTGGAACGAAGTATTAGGTGTTGCTGTTGAATGGCAAACAGACGACTATATAAGAAACAAACTTACTATGAGCTTAGGAGGTTACACTTTAGTTCATCATTTGTTTAATACAGAAAATTATAGAGAGTCTGAAATTAAAAAAGCTAAATCAAAAGGAGAACAGTTTGATCAGTTTGTATTATTACCTAGTGGATTAAAATTTGCTTGGTTGCTACATCAATTAGACTGGGAATGGAATAAAAGATTAGTACTATATGATTGTAGTAGTTTGCCTATTGCTTTTGCTAAAGAAATGATTATTGACTGGGATGGAAAGCAACCATTACATGAATGGGCTTTAGAACATCCAGTTGCTAAAAGTATCCTAGTACAAACAGGACAATGTACAGAAGGTTGTAGACCAGGTGCCGGTCCTAGAGAATGGGATAGAATGTGGAAAGAAGAATGTGAAAAATGGGGAGGAGTTGAGAACATTACTAAAACAATGAATAAACTTCAACACGCCGAATTAATGGGTAACATATCATGGGTTACATTAAACATAGTTACAGATACTATGGGACAAGATGTGTTGTTTAACTCTTTAGAAAACAAACAAACATTGTTCTGGATGAGTAACGTATTTGATACTGCTACAATTGGTTCTATTGTAGCCGGCGACAAAAATAAACTTTATGACGTATCAGCAAGACACGACTTATGTCTATCAACTTACAATACATTAAAAAATAAACTTCCTAGCCCTACTTTTATTACAGGTAGTGTTCCGGACATTAATAGTGATGACGGTTGGAAGGGTTCTGATTGGAAGATTTAAATTAGCTTGTTTTTGTTAATTTGATCAACTGATACTCTGTCATACATTTTCTTATAAGTATCTTCTCTATCTGTAACTGGCTCTAAATAATCAAATTTTACTTTTAACTTCGGTGATAGTATTAGTATGTTAATAACACCACTAGTACCAAATATATTCTTTTCGTAATTATTGTAATTGTCCGGGTTATAATTTCTAACAGGGCACCAATAAAATTTATGATATCCTAGTTTTGTAAATCTATCCCATAGAGGTGCTAAATGAGTTTCTGTGTTACATTCAATAAAACAAGTAGGCAAGTGTTTTGCTAGTGTATGTTTAGCACCTTTAAACACATCAAGTTCTTCACCTTCTACATCACACTTAATTAAATCTAATCTTTCAAACTGTATTTGATCTAATCTCATAGTAGGAACTAACGACATATATTCACTGCTAGAGTTTAAACTTGATTCGCCATAATTTCCAGGCTTCTGTGGATTGTAGTTACTTAAATATCTTTCTCCAGCACTTCTACTTAAAGCATAAGGAAATACTGTAGCATTAGTAACTTTGTTATCTAATAAATTACGTTCTAATAATCCTCTAGAATATTCGTTAGGTTCAAAGGCGTGTACATGGCCTTTATGAGCAAATTTAGTAAAAGGTACTGTATGAGTTCCTATGTTGGCACCTATATCAGCTATATGCCAGTCAGATTCAATAATATGATCTAAACACATAATCTCCCATTCACAGTATTCGCCATATACTGCCATACTTTTTCCTATGATAATATCATTATCAAAAAAAGTAAAATTACCGTGTCTACACTTTTTCTTTGTTATCATACCCAGTGTTCTTTTATAATTGGATCGTCAGCTATATCGCCAGGATTTGGATTTCCATGAAATACTAATATACTTGTTTCAGGGTTTATTATTGTTTCGTTAGAAACATATTCTTGTGTTCCCATACGTTTTAATCCACCATTAAGAACTTCCCATTTATAACTCATAGCCCATTCTTTAGGCCACCATGAGCGGTCCTCTTCTAATATCCTAGTTAACCAGTCTTGATCTCCTTTAAATTTTTTAATAATATTATCTTTGTTTTCAACAAAGTCTTTGTAAAATCTAGTATAACCATTTGCTTCAAATTTCATTACACTACTGTTGCTAACATAGTATTTAGGCATTCCGTGCCGATTAAAATCTTGGCATATATTGAAATCGGTAGGTCTATGGTTGAAAAACTTATCTAAATTATTAACAACGACTGTATCTAAGTCTAAATATAATATTTGCCCATTCCAGTTATGTTCATTGAATAAATGAGCTTTGTACCACCACTTGTTTTTGCCGTTTTCTAATTGCTCATCAACAGGAATACCAATAGGTATTACATTAGGGTTATTAACTTCTTGAGGATGAGTTGTTAAACAATAAAAATTAAAAGGTTGTGTTATGTTTCTCTTTACACTATTGTAAAGTTTGTCTACATAAGACATAGTATACTTTGGCTTAATCCAAACACAGGCTACATTAATCATTTTATCTTAGAACCTACTGTACGCCTTTTAATGTCGTTATGATTAAATTCAGCCCAATACAATTCAAAAGCTACACCATCTTCTACGCCTTCAAACTGATGTACCATTCCAGGCTTAACCTGTGTAAAATCTCCTGCTTCAAGAATAGTTTCATCTACTAAACCTTCTTGATCATCACTTTGCCAAACCCTAACAATCATTTTGCCACGTTCAACAAAGAATCCATTCCATTTAAACTCGTGTTCGTGTTCCGAACATTTAAAACCTTTTTTAAATTCAATACGATGAAATTCTAGTACACCGTTAGCATGAATAAGTTCTGTCTGTCCCCAAATTTTTCCTGCTTTCATTATTCGTTTCCTAATGTATTCATAAGAGGAAATATTTTACCAATAATATCAGCACAGGCATGAGCTATATCCATATGCTCTTTTTGTGTACCATTAGCACCTCTTAATTCAATATAATGTACCCAGCTTCGTAATGTGCCATTCATATATAATCTTGTTTTAGTCATACCTTCTGGCAATACTACACGGGCTTGTTCTTTAGCAATACCATTACTAATTGCCCAGTTATAAGCATCTTCTGACGCTTGTTGTACTGCTGATTGCTTTTTAAACCATTCCATAGTTAAATGTACATCTTCGGTTTCAATACTATTTTGTCTATTTTTAGTATCTTGTAATCTAGCATCTCTCATCTCATACCAATCTTCCATAGTAGTAGGATCAGCATAACGTTGACTAAATTCTTGGAAACTAAAACTTCTGTGTCTAACCATTTGGTGAGCTATATCTCTCGTTGTTTCTATTTCTAAACAAGCACTAACCATTTCAAGTGGCGACCAATGTTGATGTTGTATTAGATACTTGATCAAACGTTCACTTGTTTCTTTGTTTATTTGGTTTGCTGGATTGCTTACTTTGGCACAATAGGCTACCAAGTCTTGTACATTATCTAATCCAAGATTTTTAAATTCTTCTGTGGGTGCTGAATACGATACTAGTTTTACTTTCATTATAATTTAAACTCTTCTTTCATACTTTCAAAATACTTTATGTGGCATATTTCGTTCGGGTGTCCTTTGGGCTCTCTACCATACTGGTCGGCGTAATCCATCAATGCTGAAGATGTATGCCAGTTAGTGCCATGAAGATTATAAAATCGGCTAGTAGGAAATGAAATGCCTGAAAAGAAATATATTTTGTTGCCTAACATTTGACAATATTTTTCAAACTGCTTAAAACGTTTAATATAATATTGTTCTAATGTATCTTCATTATAGCACCATTTATACCAAAGGTCAAGAGTTTCTTTTAATCCATTAAGTTTACTTTTTTCATTTATACTATACGACTGCATTTCATCTGCCACTGATACGTGTGGCCAAAAGATTCTTGATACATCAGTAATACCTACTAGTACAGTATGTCCTGGTTTTACTTGTTCAAATGCTTCAAGTAAAATCTCATCATTGCCAGCACCTATACGTCCAAAATTAAATAATGGTTCGCCAAGATGTTCGGCAAACAATTTTGGTATTGTTTGTTTACCTTCTAGCTCTTCTCCAGCTACTATGCTACAACCAAAGGCTAACATACCGTTTCTAAAACAGTTGTGATCATATCATCAAAACTGCTTTGCCTTTCTTGAGCAGACATAGAATCTCCTCCATCTAAATGATCGCTCACAGTACTAACGGCTAATGCTTTTTTGCCAAATCTCATAGCTAAAGTGTATAGTAAATGAGCTTCCATTTCAACAGCAAGTATACCTACGTCTGCTAAAGGTTTCCACCAATCTTCTTCTGGCTGGTAAAAATAGTCTGTGCTAACAATACTACCTACATGGCATTTTTTATCCATTGGTACATTGTCAACAAAATTAGTTAATAATTCATAATCAGCACAAGGACAAAATTTTACATCAGTATATAAACCAGATAATATTTTACTAGACATATCACTATCAGTAGAGGCTGTCATGGCAACAACAATGTCTCCTATTTTAACATTTTTTGCTAACCCTCCACAGCTACCTACTCTTATTATAGTTTCTACATCATAAAAGTTATATAACTCGTGGGCATAAATTCCTAAACTAGGTTGTCCCATTCCACTAGCTTGTACACTAACTTTTCTTCCATTGTATATGCCTGTGTAACCTAAACAATTCCTTACACCATTTACTTGTTTACTTTCTATTAAAAATTCTTCTGCTATCCATTTAGCTCTTAAAGGATCGCCTGGCATTAATACTATAGGAGCATAATCTCCTTTTTGTGCTTCAATGTGAGGTGTCATTTATTACTCCGTATAACTCTTTCCAGCTTGTTACTCTTAGACCTTCCCATCTTTTATTATATGGATGGTCCATAATAATACTTTTTAATCCAGCGTCTTGTCCACTAACAGCATGACTTACGCTATCTTCTATCCACCAGTAACCTTTATCACCATAATGTTCAGCAAGATAATCTCCCTTGCCTCCTGTAAAACTTAAACTGGCATCAATTTTATCAAACACATCTCCGAATAAGTGTGTTAAATTCTTTTTTCTTAAAGTTTGAGCATATTTGTCAATATGTAAACTACTAACAACATCAAAACGCCATCCTTCTTCAGCAAGGCGTGTAACATACTGTACACTATCTCTAAAAGCAGGCAAGTAACCTACTGATGCGGACTCATTAAAACTTTTTATAGTATCAATCATATCTTCTTCACTAATACCATAACGTATTGTTTGATTAAAACTATGATCTGTGTCTGGTTGCCTTTGGAATCCTTGTTCGCTCATCCAAATGTCGTAAGCATAACACCAATCTAATAATACACCATCACAATCTGTTATAATTTTCTTACTCATGAGTTGCTAACAATCTTCTTATTTCTTCCCAAGTACCTAAGTCAGTATAATCATCAACTTTAATACCTTTGCTTTGAAATATAGGTGTACTTTTAATTTCATCTACATTTACTCTTTGGTTTAATGTACTCTTTTCCATAAAAGCAATACATTCATCAAATGCTCTACGTCTAAAAGCAAAGCTACACCAAAAAGCATTAAACCTTTCAAAGTCTTGTTCTGGCTTATCTTCATACAATACTACTTTGCCTTCGGGGTCAATACTCAAAGCACCTTTAGTTTTTAACATATCAGGATTTGTTTCTTCTTTGTAAAAAAATGTAAAGCCAGTTTCAGTTAAACTGTTTTCTAATGCTTCTACTAAATCTACATTAGGTGGTAATTTCATAATAGTATCAGGTAACAGTATAACATTATGCTCACCAAACAAATGTCTAGCACTTTTTATAGCACCTGTGTATTCAAATTCGTTTGGATTTTGATAAGTGAAACTTATATTATACCTATCTTTATATCTTGCTAGGTATTCTACTATTTCTGTTTTTTCTTCGTTAACAACAATAACAAATTCAACATCTTTACGACCATAATCTCTAAAAAAGTCAAAACTGTGATCTATTAATGCTTGTTCTTTGTCAAGTCTTAATATTTCTTTTGGGTAAGGCAGGTTCAAACGTGTGCCTTTGCCGGCGGCCGGCATAATAACTGTTAATTTACTCATCAATGTAATACCTCAATACTTTCAATTTTTCTTCTGGAGTGTGATTCTGAGATGTCCCGGCAGTAATCCAGCAAGTTTGTTCTTTTAGTTTTTTATAAGTGTTAATTCTTTTAAATTGTTCTTCTGCTAAAACGTTGTGGTGAGTTAAATTTTCCTCTTGCCACATATTCATCTCGTGGTCGCTTTCAGGAGGATTAGCAATCATTACTTTTGCTTGTTCAACAACACGTTTAGCACCCTCTGGTGTGAAAACTGCCGCCGATACACCACCTATAAAACCACGTTTCATTCGACCAATTCTTAACTGCTCTACAGTATGTTCACCAAATATTTGTGTTTTAACTGCTAAACAATTTATCTGTGTTTCTAATATTGGTTCTCCTCTTTCATAAGGCAAGTTTAACCAACGTAAAAGATAAAAATGTTTTCTAATAGGATCTGCTGGCATTGATTTTGTAACGTCTTTCCACTCTACACCAAATGCTTGACACCTATGTTGCTGTTCAATTGTAGGTTTATATATAGCAACATACTTTTTCATGTCAGGATAGAACTTGTTAGCCTGGTGAGCCCACAAATGAAAGTAAAGATCAAAATATTTTGAGTCTGCCGCACAGTATAATATCATTCTTCCTCGCTATCCCAACGCTCTATATCATCTTCTGTTAATTTATCAGTTTCACCTTTCCATATTTCAATAATATGTGCTGGCTTATCTGAACTATTTCTACCTTTATGCCAAACACTTTTTACTATATCAATAGGATTATTAGGATGAAGTTTCCATACAGCAGGTCCATCATACGGATCAGTTATACCTTGCTTAATTAAAACTTCAGCATCACCACTAACTAGATTCCAAGTTTCGCTTCTATGTTCGTGCCTTTGCATTGACAAAGCACTATGTGGATTAATAACTAATTCTTTTACCATAAAATTTTTACCTTTGTACAAATTTCTATAATGTCCCCAACTTCTTACTGTCTTTGGCGCCTTCCATTCTTCTAATATCCAGCTACTTGAATTCTTTTTATCTTCACCGCCTACACCAAAAGCAAATTCAACACTAGCATGGTCACCATATGTTATATATTCTGGTGTTGTAGTATCTGTTCTGTCACCTCCGTTAGCAAATACTATTTTAGTATTATGACCATTTGTACTCATTAAGTAAAAAATGGCGTTACAGGCACTATCATCAGCATCATCAAAAGCAATTACATCATCTACACAGGATAACTCCTGTACTACTGCCATTCTTTCTTCAAATGGCATAAACGGTCTACCTTTTTTACGTCTTAACCATTCGTCTGAATTAAGACCTACAACAAGTTTATCACCTAAGTCTTTAGCTGACTTAAAGTAAGCAATATGACCGCTATGTAGAGGATCAAATCCTCCTGTAACGAGTACTACTTTAGCCATTAATAATCCTATTGACTAGAATATAAATTAATAACTTCCTTTTTCCATACATCACCGTATTCACAATCTCTCTTATTATCGAACCAAGGTCCGCCTTCTGTATAATGTAGTACTTTTGGCTTACCGTCTTTTGGTTCTTGATACCAACCGACTAACCAATTATAGCTACAATTCAATTCACCAATTTCTGAATCATCGAGCCAACTAAACCTATGGATATATTTTCCTGTAGTTTCAGGATTATTAATAAGCTCTTTTGTCAATCTTTTATTACTAGGGTGGCCACAGTTAAACAAAACCATAGAACTCCAGTTTTTCCTAGGATATTGTAACTGTAATTGCCCATCCATTTTAGTTCCTTCTTCTGGTGTGTAATCATGTTGTACACACATCACAGCATACTTGTCATCTGCTTGATTAAATATCTCTTGAGCATCAACTAAAAAGACCATATCACAATCGCAGAATATGGCCCAACCTTTATAGTCATTTAAGTATGGTACTAAAAATCTAGTAAATGTAAATTCTGTACTAGCGAGTTTATCTACATCTCTAGTATAAACTCCTTTATCTCTTAATTCTTGTTGTTTTAGTGGGAGTACTTCTATATCTTTTGATCTATTTAAAATACTATGCTCACAAACTTGGTAAGCTATATCTTCTCTACTATCCCAGCCAACATAAACTCTATTCATTGTTATCTCTTTCTTTACCTGTAAATTCTAAACTACGCCCTAGTATTTTCCTTGGGCCTTTTGTATGGTCGTAAACTTGTCCTAATACACTTCTACATTGAACGTGACCTTTTTTGTTATCACTTATATTATAATTTAGTGTACCTCTTTCTTCAAATCTAAACCTTACTTCGTCCCATATCCAACTGTCGTGCCATTCCTTTTCATTGTATACCATATCAGAATTATACATTTCTTGAACCGCTTCAGCAAAGTATTTGGTGTGCGGGTGTTTTAAATTAAAATATAGATAACCACACTCGCTGTAATCTGGTCGTGGTCTACCTAAGTAAGTCATCATATATCCATCACGATGTATTTTTTGTTTCATCCAATCTACATCTATAGGATTATAAAATACACTATCAGCATCTATACATATTAAACCGTCTGTACCTGCTTCTATTTGTTTTAATATTTCGTGTGTATATACATAAACTTTATAACAAAATCTAACAGCATCAAATTTAAAAGTACTGCCTTTTAGATCTGGTACTTTTCTGCTTCTATTTCTTTCAACAAATTCTTTACATTTAGGAATAAGATCAAATGTATTAAACGTTTCTACATTAGGTATTTCGTCTTCACTATAAACAATTAGTTCAAAAGGCCAATTATAAGTTGACATAAATCTATGAGCATACTCATCATACAAACGTTTATTAAAAGTTGTTACTGTTTTTATATTCACTTGCTAATCCTCTTTAACACTTCGTTATCTTTTAAATTATTAAACAAATGAGCACCTATTCTTTCTCTTGATTTATCATAAGCATCTTTATCTGTGTGAGCAGGCGAATCCCATATTTTATCTCTTCGGTATTCATCTAAAAAGTATTTTAAAAACTCTCTAGCATCTCCATGGTCTAAGTTAATCATATGAAATCCAGTTTCTGTAGGATCTAGTAAACAAGCACCGAGATAGCCTTCTACTAAACTTGCTAACTCAGGTGCTGTCATAGGACTATGAGTAATAGTATCAGCATCTAGAAAAATTACAATTTGCTCTTTTAAATTAATATGCTTATCACAACAATCTCCAAAAGCAAAAACTTTATGACTAAACTTAATACCGTCACTTGGATTATTTTTATTTCTTACTTTGAAGCTTTCTAGTTCCTTGTTATTGAAAGCCCACATTTTAACATATCTAGGATATAGCTTGTTCCATTGAGGAGCAGGCATATCATGGTATACATGGAGAGTAATATCGCTAGGCCAGTGTTCAATCCACGAATCTAACATTCGGTGGGCGTATTGCTTGTATCCATCATTACTAAAAGTTGTTACACAATGTATTTTCATAATCGTATTGTCCGGTTTACTGTCTTACTAATGTATGTATCGAATTATTTTTTAGGTGATCCAAAAGGTGATGTTGATTGGAAATGGCATTTAAAACGTCTAAATATCTTATCTGTAGCACTTTGATACCATTGTCTAATAAATCCGCTTGTACGTCGGGTATATGCTGTCTTAGACCATATAAATTAGTGTATTTTACGTTATATTCCATGATGTTCTTTTAATAAATTCCAAGCTGTTCCGTCTTTCATTTCAGATAGCCTATACTGATGATAAGCTAAAGCATTAAACCAATTTTGCCTATCTGGTTCTTCTTTCATTATGTTTTTGTCTATATCACCAAACCTAAAACTTAAAGAATGTGAAGCGGCGTTACTGTGACTAATCACAGGAATACCTTGAGCAATAGCATCTACTACTACTCCGCTATTATAAGCTACTACACAATAAGCACCATCTAAATCTTGTTGTAAAGTATTGCTACTTACAAGATGCTCCATTGCTTGAATTTGTTGCTTTACTACATCAGGTGGTAAAGGATATCCTTTATCATCACAAGCTATTACAGGTGGTTTGTATCTAATCTTAATTGCTCTATCAGTTTTAGACTTAATAAGTTGTACTGTATTGTCTAACCAATCTGTAGAATTTGTGTACCAAGCTGTTGGCTGTGTTGGTGGAAGAATTAATATATACCCGTTGTCTTTTTTCTTCCAAGGTTGAATATCAAGTTGTTTACTAAAGTAAAAATTAAATCTATCAGCTGGCCATTTTTTGTTTATTTCTTTTATGTTGAGCCCGTTTTTGGTTATACGATACCAAGGATCAGGTCCTGTTTTATGGCCGCCTTGGAAATAAGCGTGGTCAATATGTAAGTAATTAATACCTTTGCTTTCTGCTTGTCTAAATACTTCAGCTGTGCCTCTTAAAAAACCAAAACTAGTAACTGTACTAGCATCACCTGGTAGGCCGTTTTTTAAATCACTTATATCAATAGATACTCCATTTGAACCTTTGATAAAAGCGTCTACTACTACTTGAGTATGGTTCTTACTAGTACTATAACCGTATAACATTGATTTCCATTTCTCGAATTAACTACTCATATTTAGTGTAAATACTTTTATGAAAGTTTCTTTCTTTACTCAAAATTCTAGCAAGGCAGGTAGGCCAATTTTCGAAGCTATGATGAAAGCTGTCAACGAATGGAAGTGTAATGACGTTGTAGTTGAAAACGACATGAATGCCGATGTTGCCGTAATTTGGTCATTACTGTGGAACGGAAGAATGGCTCCTAACAGAGCTGTTTGGAATGAATTTCATAAACAAGGTAAGCCTGTTGTAGTTTTAGAAGTAGGTGGATTAAATCGTAATGTTACGTGGAAAGTTGGCATCAATGGTATTAATGCTAAAGCTGACTTTTGTAATAAAACAGATTTAGATGTTGATCGACCAAGTAAGCTAGGAATAAAATTAAAGGCTTGGAACTTGCTCGGAGATAATATTATTATTTGTGGGCAACATCAAAAAAGTGATCAATGGCGTAACTTGCCACATATAGATCAATACTACGAAAATAGAATATTAGAAATTAGAAATCATACAGACATTCCAATACTAATAAGAGATCATCCTCGTCATAAAAGAGGAATCCACTATACTGAAGAAATTAATTTAAAGAAAAAATATGGTGTAAAATACACTGATGCTAGTCAGATAGAAGGCACATACGATAACTTTGATTTTAATAAAGCACTAGAAACAGCTAAACTAGTTGTTAGTGAAAGTAGTAACCCTGCCATGGAGGCTACTATAAACGGAGTAGCGGCCTGGACTGGTCCTGAAAGTTTAACTTATCCTGTTAGTGTTCATCCTAAAGATTTAGATAATTTAAGACCAAATAGAGAACAATGGCTAATAGAGTTAGCACATACTGAATGGACAGTTGAAGAAATTAGTGAAGGTGTACCTTGGTCTAGACTGTGGAGTAGTCTACAAGGGTACCGTCAACCCAACTAAGAAGTAAATTCTTATTAGAAATAAATCCAAACTTATTAAGTTGTTGTACCATTGAGTTAGGTAAACGATCCATTTCCATTAAGTCATAAGGTGTAACATCATCAATACCATAAGTATCATCTGACGTTTTATATACAATAGCATTTACTAGATTGCTATTTTTTTCTTGCATGAAGTAAGCATCTTTACAATCATAACCTGCTAATGCCAAGCCATGAATAAGATTTACAATATTAATATCTGTATGACAATCTGGATAAAGCCTATAATCAGGCTCACCGTAAAACATATTATTAATTCTAGGAACTGTTATACATAACATACCTTCTTTTTCTTGTAACTCATTCATTTTTAATAATGCTTCATAAAAGTTACTGTATTTGTGTAGAACACTATGACACCATAATACATCAAACTTTTTACTGCCAGCTTTATTAAACGATTCCCAAAAACTCTTCGATGTTCTAACATAGTTTACTCTTTCCATGTCTTTAACTTCTTGTTTCATTTCGTCAGTTCGGCTACAAGCTGTTACGTCAATTTCTAAAGGTTTTGGATCCTTTTCATCGTCATCCATTCTTGTTGCCCACCATTCAGAATCTAATCCTATTCCTGATTCAATATCAAGAACACTTGAAACACTTGCCATCATTTCTGGATAGTCTTCTAAAGCAGATAAAAACCTCAGTGAATGAAGTCCTCTTGTTTGGTGGTTATTTAATAATAGGTCCATTTGATATCCCTGTTAACATTGATTGATACTTATAGTTATCAAAATATTCATTAGCCTTCTTATATTTTGTTATCAACGTATGTAGCTTTGGTGTTGTATTAAATTTATTGTATTCGATTAAAGATCTATACATATCATTCATTAGTATCTCTAACGTGTTATACATAGTTCCTATTTCTACAGGTTTGTCTTTAAGTGTACCCCACTCATCTTTTTTCCATTCTGAGTAGAGCTTTCTTGCTTTACTACAAGCTAACATCTTCCATACCTGCTGTTCTTAAACGAGTTATATGTCCTAATTGCCATTGTTTTGCCTCTAGACCTTTCATTATACCTAGCCATTTATTTCTCATTAAAGCTACTTCGTTAATTAACGTTTCAAAGTCAATTACTTCATCTTCTCCATCAACATACTTTTCAGCATCTCTTGTTGACAAAGCTCTAGCATAACTTTCTAGGTAATTTTTAAAATGTTTACGTCTAATTTTTCTTAATTGAATATTAAGAAAATTTAACACAGCCTCAATTTCTTGAAGCTGGCTAAATCTTATTTCTGTTTGAGCTGGAAGTTCTTTTAAGTTCTTTTCAATATTCCCATATATCCCTGACTCTTTCCTAGCGACTAATAACTCGCCTTCAAAGTGTTCTAAGAAATCTGGCAATACTGCTAGATTATGTGTTACTTTAGAGTACCAATTAGTTGTAATCATAGTCTCCGTCATCATCATAGTCTCCGTCGTCACCTTCCTCGTAAAGAGGGTCGGCTATCACGTCGTCGATCAGTTCTTCCATTATGTCGTCCGATTCAGCTAATGCTTCTAGTGTTTCCTCTTCTATACCATTATCTTGTAATGTTGTTAGAAAATGCTGACCTGCTCTAACTTTATCTTTTTCTGGAATATACTCTTGTAAGCATTTCCAAGTTTCTACTACTACGTCTGTAGTGAATGAAGTATCTTCTGCCATAGTTTTACTCCGATGCTATGTTTTCGCCTTCTTGAGGTTCTTCCTCAATGCTACTTATATTATCATCTTGAGCTTTACTACCACCAGAAAGTATATCATCCATTACTTTCTGAAGTCTTTCTCCAGTCCATTGCTTACGAAATTCTTTAATTTCTTCGCCAGCTAATGTAGTATATTTGAGCTTGTTGCCGTCTTTTAAAATAATACCGTTCTTTTCAAACATTTCAAGTAATCCACTATAAGGATCCATTCCTCTATCATAAGGAATCTTTACTTGTACTGCTTCAAACGGTTTAGAGTAACGAGTTTTCATTACTTTACAGCCTGCTCTAATACCTCGAACATCACTTATTTTATTTCCATCTTCATCTTCTTTTAGTTTCAATTTTTTCATTGCTACTACAATACTTGAAGCATAGATAAATCCTTGTCCGCCTGATATCTTATCATCAGGGTCAAACATATCTTGTGAAGCATAAGTGTGATTTGTACACACCATACCTACATTATAAGCACCAATCATATTAACAGTATTACGAACAAGAGCTGTTAAGGCTTTAGGTTTACGACCCATATCACCTTTCATATCACCCTTATCAAACTGATCTACATCTGTTGGTGTTAATAACATACCCAATGAATCAATTACAAATAATACTTTAGGACGTTCTTCACTATCCATTTCTTTGTAATCTTTCATAAACTTGCTAATAGTTAAAGCAACGTCATCTATCATACTCATTGATAATTTTAAAAGTTTGCTAGAATCTGTACTTACACCTAATGCTTGTAGCCAAGTTTCATCTAAGGCATTCTCTGAGTCAATTAATACTACAAAGATACCTTGTTCTTGGGCGTGTTTTACAATATTTCCTGCCGCGAAATAACTTTTACCTGCTCCTGATTCACCAGCAAATACAGTTACTTTGCCTAGTGGTACACCTCTATTAAAGTCGCCACTAATAAGGTAATTCAAACAATAATTACCTGTGCTGATCCAATCCGTTGGATCATGAAAGCCAACACTTAATCCGTCAATGGATTTTGTTATGTCTTTTCTAAATTTACTTACGTCGAATGGTTTTGGCATATCTTCCTTCCTTGATTAAAAAAGTGTAACAGGCCGAAACCTGTTACACAGTTCTTACTAATATTACTTCTGTTGTCTGTCACGGATCATAGCAAGAATATCATCTGCTCGTTTTGCCGAAGTACTTTCAACAGGTTGTGCTGGAGCCGGTTCAGTTTGAACTGGTTCAGCGGTTGGTGTTGGTGCTGGAGCAACAGTTTCAGTTGTAGTAGCAACAACAGGCTGTTCAACAGCCGGAGCGGGAGACGTTGTTGCTGTAGTTGTTGTTGTTCCTTGTGGAGCACTTACACCAGCCGGACGATAATAAGCACCATATTTCTCAGTATCGTAAGGCTTACCATCAACTGACTCTTCAAACATTTGTTTGATTATATTGAGTTCAGCTTCTGAAGGTTTCTTAGGTAAGAAATCATTTAAAGTATACAAACCATGTTTGTCAATAGCCGACTGCTCTGCTTCACTTAATGGACTTTCTTTTCTAGCCCATTTCGAAGTTGAATAATCAGCATATCCACCTTTAGTTGTTTTAGTTACACGGAAGTCTAATCCAGCTGTAGAATCAGTTGGTAATTCTTCCATTTCAGGATCCATTAAACTTGCTTTAATAATATTAAACAGTTGTGGTCCCATAATAAATCTACGAATTGGATTTTCTGGAGTTGAATCTTCAGTTAGAGGATTTTCTCTAACAAATCCTTGAAAAACGTATGAACGTTTTTTCCAGTATTTACGACCCATGTCTTCTAGTGAGCTGTCTTTAAACCAAGGTCTAACCTCAGATAAAATTGGACATGAACCTACTGGTTCCCACATTTCCATACAAGGTACTTGTACAGTTACAGGCTTACTATCAACTTGACCTTTAATACCTTGGAAAGGTAATCTAATCATTTGACGTTCTGCCCAGAAAAATGTATTACTAGAGTCTCCGTCAGGGAGAAATCTTAGTGTAGTACTTTCGTTTTCTTGGATATTCCAGTGTGGGAAAATGGCGTTGTCGCCACCTGTGTTACTGCCTGATTGGCGTGTTTCTTGAGCTTGTAACCTAGCTCGTATTTCTGCTAATGATGCCATTATATGCCTCCTATGTGCCTTTGTTTATTTGCCTTGATAAAACATAATTCCAATTATGTCTTAACATTTATATTTATCAATAATCTTTATAATCATTAATAATATTGGCTCTATCATTTAACTTTTACATTATATAACAGAACCGCTACTGAAGTCAAGTCTTTTTATAAACTTTTTCTCCATTCCGAGTATATACGATCGCTTTTAGCGTCCCATTTACACTCTAGTACTTCACAGCCGTATTTTTTAGCCCATTCGTAGTTAAGTTCGAATGTCCACGGAAAGAACTGTATTTCTTCTACACCTTTCCAAGGATGATCTCCAATACCTGGATTTTGGCGCCAATATAATATTCCGCCTGGCTTTACTAAACTAACTGCTTTTTCAACTTGTGGTTCAACATCTTCTGCTGTTCCAAAGTTCAAACTACC